GAATATGCGGTAGAGGCTCTTAAAACAGCTGTCGAGATCATGCGCGAACCAGCGCAGAACCGAGATAAACTAACAGCCGCAAGAATGGTCTTAGACTTCACTAAGACAAAACCAGTTGCAAAGAGCGAAGTTACCATTGGCAAAGCAGAAGCCTTCTTGGAGTCGCTTTTAGTAAGTGAACCAGAGGAAGAGCAAACTGACGATGGAAAAGAAACTTAAAGTAATACGCCGCAAACTATATGACGAATTTGACTTCTACTCCAAGTCAGCACTCAAGATCAGAACCAAAGATGGAGACATCAAGCCCCTCAAACTAAAGCCAGCACAGGTTATCTTACAAGATGCTGTAGATAAACAAATGGCTACTGAGGGCAAGGTTCGCATCATCATCTTGAAGGCTAGACAGCAGGGTCTATCGACGTATGTAGGCGGCTATTTATACTTTAATGTTTCCCAGAGAAAAGCATGTAAAGCAATGGTGGTCACACACCACTCTGACAGTACAAGAGCACTGTTTGACATGACTAAACGCTACCATGAGAACTGCCCAGAGCTACTCAAGCCACACACAAAGTATTCATCTCGACGAGAGTTGACCTTTGATGTTCTTGATAGTTCTTACGTGGTTGCTACAGCTGGTGGTGAAAGCATTGGACGTGGTGAAACACTGACACATGTTCATGCCTCAGAACTTGCCTTCTGGCAGAAATCAACTGCCCTAGAAAACTGGAATGGTATGACGCAAGCCGTACCTAACAAGAAAGGCACAGCTGTATTCGTAGAGAGCACAGCCAATGGTGTCTCTGGTATATTCTATGATCTATGGAAAGGTGCAGTGGATGGCTCTAACGGCTACGTCCCTGTGTTTATTCCTTGGTATGTAGACCCAGAGTATCGTGAGCCTGTACCTGAGAACTTTAAGATAACTCCAGAGGAAGAGGACTTATCTAAGAAATACGATTTAGACAATGAACAGCTGATGTTTCGTCGGCGTAAGATTGCCCAAAACGGCATCGACTTGTTCAAACAGGAATATCCAGCGGAGCCCGAAGAGGCTTTCTTAACCACTGGGCGTCCTGTGTTTAATCCAGAGTCATTACAAGATGACCTAAAGACATCAAGAGATGTTGAAGCACGTCTGGCACTAGAAGGTGAAGACTGGCTTGATAACATGCGTGGAGAACTGACACTCTATCGCAAACTAGATGATGGCGAGAAGTACACCATAGGAGCAGACGTTGCTATGGGTGTCAGAGGTGGTGACTGGTCGGTTGCCCAAGTTCTCGACAGTAAGAAACGACAGGTGGCGACCTATCGTGCCCAAGTTCATCCTGATTACTTTGCTACTGTCCTCTATAAGCTAGGTGAGTTCTTCAACTTTGCCTACATAATTGTAGAGAACAACAGTCATGGTATTCTAACGTGTACCCGTCTTGGAAAAGACATGGCCTACCCCAACTTCTACACAGAAGTACAAGTAGACAAACTAACTGACAAAGAAACAGTCAAGTTAGGCTTCACTACAACTTCCAAGACAAAACCTCTGATCATAGATGAACTCAGAGCCTCGGTTCGAGAGGGTAAGATCGAACTAAACGATAAAGTCACTATTCGGGAAATGCTAACATACATCGTCACACAAAGCGGTGGTATGGAGGCAGAAGCTGGATGCTTTGATGACTGCGTTATGAGTTTAGCCCTAGCCAATCATATTCATGAAGGTGCTTGGGAACCCATAGACGCAGTTGACGATTATTACATTGAGATGGTTTAGACATGAAATCAAATAAAGATTATAAAAAACTCGACGACGATCAAATCGTGTCCATAGTAGATACTAACCTAAGACGATCCATTGGATACTATGACTCTGAGTTGTCAAAAGAACGCCGACAGGTAATGGACTACTACAGTGCTAAACTACCACGCCCAGCGCATGATGGTAATAGTAAGTATGTCAGCCAAGACGTCTATGATGCTGTAGAAAGCATGAAGGCATCTTTGCTAGAGACATTTAGTACAGGCAACAAGACACTCAGGTTCTCACCACAGAACGCTGATGATGTTCCTACAGCTGAAGTCTGCACAGAGTACACCGACTACGTTCTACATCGTCAAAACAACCTGTTTGAAACTATGCAGACTGTTATTCACGATGGTCTTATAGCCCGTGCTGGCGTAGCTAAAGTTTACTGGTGTATGCAAGACGAAAGTACACTTGAGTACGTCGAAGGACTTACAGAGGAAGAACTTGACGTACTGCTTGCGGAAGACAATGTAGAGATCGAAGAGATAACCGAAGATGAGTTTGGTATGTTCTCTGGTGAGCTACGTGTAACCCGTGACACATCACAAGTTAAGGTTGAGGCTATTGCACCAGAAGAGTTCTTAATTGAACCACAAGCAAAGTCACTAGATGACGTTAGCTTCTGTGCACATAGAACTAAGAAGTCTATCTCTGAACTTATTGAGATGGGCTACGACGAAGACTTAGTTGCTAAAATCTCTGACAATGAAGACACAGACTTTGACAATGACCCTGAGATACTCTCTCGCTTTGATGACATCGGTGCAGACCGAGGCTTCAATGCAAAAGGATACCAACGTCAAACACGACAGGTAACTGTGGTCGAGGCTTTCATTGAACTAGACCCAGAAGGTACTGGTGTTGCTGAACTCTACAAAGTAGTCAAAGCATCAAACATCTTACTTGAGAAAGAAATAGTAAAGCGACGACCATTCGTAGCATTTGTTCCACTGCCTATCCCACATGCTTTCCACGGCAACAACTTTGCTGAGAAACTACTAGGCATACAGAATGCACGTACAGTATTAACACGTTCTATCCTTGATCACGCTATGGTTACTAACAACCCACGTTATACAGTGGTTAAAGGTGGTCTTACGAACCCAAGAGAACTAATAGACAATCGTGTCGGTGGTATCGTGAACGTATCACGCCCTGACGCTATTAGCCCTATGCCTCAAGCATCATTGAACCCGTTTGTATTCCAAACTATTCAGATGCTAGACGAGGATAAAGAAGACACTTCTGGTGTCTCTCGCCTATCCCAAGGTCTTAATAAAGACGCTATAAGCAAACAAAACTCAGCGGCAATGGTCGAGCAGTTAGCTACAATGAGCCAACAGCGACAGAAGATCATCGCGCGTAACTTTGCGAACAACTTCCTAAAGCCTCTATTCTCAATGGTCTATTCATTAGTCGTAGAGAACGAGTCTGAAGAGAAGATTGTTGAGTTAGCTGGACGTTATGTCCCTATCGACCCATCGCAATGGGCTGATAAACGTGACGTACAAGTTGAGTTCCACTTGGGCTACGGCGATCAGGAACAGCTAGTGCAGAAGCACCTGTCGTTCCATCAGCTTTTCTCAGCTGACCCTACACTTGGACAAATGTACTCTCCGCAGAACAAGTTTAAGATGTTGGCCTCAGTCCTAGAGAAATCAGGTATCAAGAATGTTGCTGACTTCTTAACAGACCCAGCGATGATACCTCCACCGCCACCTGATCCAAATGCAGAACTGCAAATGCAGATGGCACAGCAACAGATGCAACTTCAAGAGCGACAAACAGCTGTCGCTGAGATGAAGGTGCAGATGGATGCACAAATGCGGCAAATGAAACATGAGCTAGACACTATGAAGGCTCAACAAGCATTTGCCCTACAATCTGACAAACAAGACCTTAACGAGACTGAGTTTGAACATAAAGAATATGTGAACTTAGAGGAGCTAGAGATAGCACGTAAGGCCGATGATGTCAGGGCAATCGCAAGTCCAAACGGATAAGCACAACACAATAAGGAAAGCACATGGCTACACAAGAAGAGCAACTTGTGATGGCTGGAGATGAAGCTGGAGCCGTACTAAGCGGTTCCGCTTTCAATTCAGTTATCAATGAACTTGTCGAAAGGACGTTTCAGACGTTTGTAAACACTGATCCAGCAGACAAGGATAAACGGGAGTATGCCTATAACCACTATCGCGCATTAGTAGACGTGGTGGATACTCTGAAACAGCGAGTTCAAGTGCGTGACAGCATCATTGAACAGCAGAACGGCGACAACAGCCAAGAGGAGACTGCTCCATGAACAACGAGCAAAATGTAAACTCTGAGCCACTAGCATTAGATATTGATGATGCGGCGGACGCAATCTTAGGACGATGGGACGACGGGGAAACCTTATCTGAAGTCGAAGTAGAAGATGCAACATCTGAAGACCTTGCCGAGACAGAGGTAGATGAAGATGAAATAGACGATGAAGAGGACGATCAAGACGATTTAGAACTTGAAGACCCTGACGAAGACGACACTGTTGATGAAGACGAAGATCAAGATGTTGAAGACGATGCTGATGAAGAGGAAGACGACGACGAACACACAGTCGCTTCTGATGATCAAATCGTGGACATCTCAGTCAATGGTGAGTCTAAGCTGGTATCTGTAAAGGATTTAAAGCGGCTTTATGGTCAAGAAGCATCTCTAACCAAAAAGTCTCAAGATTTGGCTACCCAGCGAAAGCAGTCAGAAGAACAACTGGCTCAAACGCAGATGTCATATCAGAAGTTATTGGAACGCGCAGAAGCAAGGTACAAACCTTACGCTGACATTGATATGTTAGTAGCGTCACGCGAGATGGATGCAGAAACATTCTCTCAACTACGCCAAGACGCGAAGCAAGCAGAAGACGACTTAAAGTTCCTACAGGAAGAAAGTGGTCAGCTTGTATCCCAAGCACAGCAACAACATCAGGAAGCTACTAGAGAGGCCGCCGCAGAATGCGTAAAGGTTCTACAGGAACAATTACCTGACTGGGGCAACGAACTCTATGCAGACATTCGTGACTATGCTGTCAAATCGGGATTACCCAAGGATCAAGTCGATCAGTACACAGACCCACAGGTCATTATGCTGATTAACAAAGCCAGACTTTACGACCAGTCAAAAGAGTCCGCCAACAGCAAGAAAGCCAAGGCCAAACTCAAGAAGTCGAAAAGTGGCAAGAAGGTTCTTAGTTCCAAGAAAGCACCACCATCTAAAAAGTCTATCCAGAAAGCTAAACAACAGAAGCAAATGGACAGCCTGAGTAGTGCTAAAGACTTAGATGATATTGCAGACGCACTCATGAGCCGCTGGGAAGAGTAAATCTTTTCAAACTTAATCCTAAAATTGTGAGGACAATTAAATGAGTACATATACAACTTATAACCAAGTTGGGAAAAAAGAGGATGTTTCAGACATCATTTCCAACATTTCACCATTCGCTACGCCCTGCATTGCGATGTTCAAAGACGAAAAAGTATCAGCTAGAACTTTCTCATTCCTTGAAGATTCATTAGCAGATTCAGCTGTGAACGCTGTAGTCGAGGGCGCAGACGCATCAATGGCAACATTGACAGATGCAACTGAGCGTACAAACAACACTCAGATCATGTCTAAAGCCTTCCAAGTATCAGCAACAGCTGATGCAGTAGCTACATATGGTCGTGCAAAGGAAACTGCACATCAATTAGCTAAGAAATTGAAGGAAATTAAGAAAGACTATGAACGTGCAATGGTTGGCGTAGAGCAAGCCGCAGTTGCTGGTAATGCTTCAACAGCACGTAAGATGACTTCTTTGTTAAACCAAATCTCTACAGGAATCGATGCAGGTTCAAACTCAACAGATGCTTTAACAGAAGCAAAACTATTGTTAGCTGGTCAAACAGCATACGACAATGGTTCTGATGTTGACACATTCATGATCAAGCCAGCTGATGCACAAATCGTTGCTGGTTTCTCAGCGGCATCTGGTCGTAATCGTGAAATCTCACAAGGCAAAACATTGGTCAATGCGATTGATCT